ATGACCGACCGTCGCGGGTGCAACCAGCAACGCACCGAGGGCGGCGAAGAACCCGCGACGGTCGGTCATGGCTCGCCTTGCGCGACAGGCCCAATGCATGTCGCGCCGATAGATACCTGGCCACCCCGCCCCCAGCACGCCAAGCGCTCGCCGTCGTACGGGTACGCCTCTTGGCACACTGTCATGTGCATCGTCGGCAAGTCATTCTTGTGGTGGCAGTCAACCTGGTAGCACGTCTGCGGCGTGTTCATGAGTAACAACCGCGCCATGCCAAACACCAGAGCCAGCGATGTCACGTTCCGTCCCCTGGCACCAACTCCAGCACGGGCGCCGCTTCCGTATCCGGCGTCCGCCCGTCCTCGTCCACCGACATCAGGTGTACGAAGTTCAGCCCCTCTCGGACGGCCCGGCATCCCATGCAGGTTGACCCGCCTTCGTGGGACAGGTGAGCGCGGCCGTCACGTGCCGCTTCACAGAGACGGCGGACCATGTCAACGAAGTTCTGCTCGGCGGCGCTCTGGCGGGCATCTGAGTCGGTGGTCACGTGAGCCTCGCGATCAATTCGGCGGCGTCCTTGTCGGCTCTGGACGCGTAGGAGCGAGCGTAATCATGGCCCTTCGCGATGACGCGGACGGTCTTCATCGCGCACAAGAACACGGCGGCTTCTGCCGTGTCGGCCGTCGAGCGCGTATCGAACGCGCTCACTAAATCCATGGATGCCTGGCCTTCCGCGGATGCCTTCCACTTGCCCTCCTGGACCGCCTTCTCGGCCTGCGCCTGTGCCATGGCGGCCAGCAGACTTCCGGGGTCGCGCTCCGGCTTCACGGACGGCTCCAGCCTCATTTCCAGGTCCAAGCGGAGCGTCGGGAACAACTCCCCGAACCGCTCAGGCGTCATGCGCTTCTCGGCTTCCGGCGTGGCTTCCAACTTGGTCAACAGGTCCGCCAGTGTCATCGGTTCTCCTTCGCTTTCCCGGTCAGAGCGTAGTTCGCGATCCTCTTGAGCGACGCCAGCGACTTCTCATCGATTGTCACGCCGTTCACCGATATCTCGTCATGGTTTGAGAAGAACTCGGCGAACTCCCGAAGCCGCCGAAGTTCCTGCTTCGTCTTGCTGACATGCTTCGGCTTCGTGGCGGTGGTCTTCTCGGTGGTCACGCGCCCGCCTTGTCCACAGCCGGCCATTCCTTGATCGGAACGTACTTCTTACCCTTGCAGTTCTGGCAGACGAACGGATCGTGATTGCCGTAGCAACGCCAACCTCGGCCGGCGCACTCAGGGCAGTCGACCAGGTTACCCGGTGCAACCTGGCTTTGGGTCGTTGCCATGCAGAACTGTTGATCTTCCATCGCGCTCTCCTTCGGATTGTTTGCTTCGCTGCCATCGTCGCCAACGACGCACTCCAGGATCTAGCAGTCGTCAGGGAACCTGTGTCGTGACTTGGCTGCCTCGGCGCGCTCCTCGGCAGAGTACACGCCTTCGACGTCACCCGCATTCCCGTCTGTGTAATAGAACAGGATCCAGACGGTGGTCATGCGCAGTGCCTTTGGAATTTCACGTCACGCGTGGACAGCGCCAGGCGAGCCAGTTCGCGCGCCTCGTTGAGTGTCTTAATGTCGCCGAAGATCGTCGCGAGAACGTCGGCCCACAGGTCGTCTTCCTTGCTATGCGCAACATCTTCGTCGCTGGCGCAATCAGCTACCTCGGATACCCTCCTCCGCGCATCAGCAGCGGTGACGCTTCCCGGTCTACGTCGCCTGCTCACCGCAATACCTCACGTGTCCACAAGATCCCATGGAACGCCGACCACTTTACCCACTCCCGTGTCGGCGACGTGATAGTGACCGGGTGGCTCAGCTTCGTGTGCTCCAGCAGCATCAGCCCGATTCCGTTCCCGCGGAGCCGGAAGTCCGCCCCGGCCTTCACATACAGCATGGATAGCACCTTGCCCCGCAGGACCAGAGAGAACCCCAAGGCCGTCTCTCCGCAGATCGCCACGTTGACGGCGCCCTCGTCGATCTCGCGGTCGATCTTCGGCCCGTAGGCATCCTCCCAGTCCGAACGCTTCACCCCCCGCGGCCGGCGGATTCCGAGCGTGGCGTCCCACACCAGCCGGCGCTCTGTCGGCAGCATGGGGCGCACCGTCACCGGCAGCTCGGACTCGGCAATGCGCTTGCGCCATTCGCGGGCTAGGCGGTCGGGCGTCGTCTCGAATGCGGGGACGGCTACGCTCACCGCTGGTAGTCCCCCAGGTCTGCGAAGTCCACCGTCTTCATTCCCTTCGGGCTCATGAGGGTGGCTTTTTCGTCGGCCACCGCAATCACGATCCAGGTCACGCCGTCTTTTGTGAGGCGGTCGTGGCGCAGGACCCGGATCGGCTCCTTCAGGTTCTCGGGAATCTCCGGGACGTCGCCCATGTACTCGGCATCGGCCGGTGGTTCCTCGGTGGGCGCCGGCATGAACGCCACGGGCGGGTCCTCCTCGACGGGTGGCTTCTGGGCCGGGGCGGTGTTCTCCATGGGGGCGCCGAACTTGCCCCCGGGTTGACGGGCGACCCACTGCTGTTGGCGGTGCTTGCTCACTGCTTGCCTCCCGGCCACTCGGCCGTTTCTTGGGTGTAGTTCGCCGGGGCGCCGAAGGTCGCCTCGGTCACCGTCTTGTCGGCACGCGCCTTGTCGCGGAGTGATGGCGGACCACCGAAGTGCGACGACAGCGGGAGCGACTCCACGCCAGCGAACGCCGTACCCGGTTCACCAAGCGCCAAGGCTTTGCACTCCGCCTCTTCCTTGCGCTCCGCTTCTAGTTCTTCGCGAGTGATGTAGCCATCAAGGTACTGCGGACCGCCAGACAGGCCCAAGTCTTCGGTGTCTTTCAGCCCGGGAATCGGCATCACGGAGCCTCCGACTGTCCGACAACCAACCAGTCATCGGCACATATGTCTTCCTGTCGTGGTGCCCAGATCTGCATCCCGATCATGCCGCGCGACACGAACATGCCCACTCCGCCATGGACGCCTTCGACCGCCGGAACAAATGTTATGGCGTACGTGACCTGCTTGCCATCTGCGAGATCCATAACGTCTCCCTTGCGATACACCGTGGCGCCCGTCTTCATGGCCTCAATCGCTTCTCCGAACTTCATCGTCTCTCCAGTGTTGAAATGATCAGTTCCGGCCCGCATTGTGGCGGCGCCTCGTACTTGAACGTCGGGAACAGCGCCAGCGTCTTGAACGTGTGTCGCTGGCTGATCATCTTCAGTCGAACTGGACAGCGCTTCGTGACTAGCCGACTCAGCCACTTCGGGCACCGGCGATACGCGGTCACCGCCTGCTTGAAGTGCTGCCACCACGTGGCCGGTGTCTCGATCTTCAGTTCGACTGTCTCGTCCTGAAGCTTCTCTGCCCAGATATAAACAGACAGGTCGGCTGCCATTCGACCGCAGACGTCGTCAACGATGTCGAACTTCAGGCCATTGAAGGCGACCGCACGATCGATCTCACAACGCGAGCGGTACATCTGGCGTTCCAAGGCCCGCTGGGAAATCTGCCGCTCGACGTACTCCGGTAGCTTCCCTGGCTCGAACCGCCCGCCTGTCATCGCCATCCCGTCACCCCATTCCCGCCCGGCCGCCGCTGTCCCGCCGACGACACCATGCCGCCGCCCAGTTTCGCCTTCTGCTGCACCATCCGCTGGTAGCGGTCGTATGGCGTCTCGTTCGACCGGTCCTCTTCCTTGGGCAGTTCCCGCAGCAAGTCCCTGGCTTTGCGGCTGGCGTACAGCCAAGCGTCTCCAAGGTCGCTGTGGTCGGCGTCGTCGGCGAGCTGGCCGGGGCGCTTCCAGCGGAGGCGCGTGGCCTCCTTCAGCATCGGGGAGTCCGTCTCGACGAAGGCCCGGCCGCTGCGGAGGTCGTCGTTCAGGGTCTGTATGAACTCCACCTTGCGGCTCTTCTCGGCCTGTTCCCATTCGATTTGGGGGGCGTCCGATCGGAAGGTTTCGATCGTCTTAGTCGTGGCGTGACCGGCGGGGTCGAAGACCACCGGGCCGGGGAAGTGCTGCTGCAGGTCCCGGATGCGGTCGAACAGTTGGTGGTTGGTCTGCTGGCTCCGTGCCTCGATGTGCCGCAGGTGGCAGAACTGGCGGTTGATGTCCACGCCTACAACCGCGATGGCGTCGGCGTCTCGCCACCCAAGGTCCAAGCCGATGACGTTGTAGAACCACTGCTGGTTGTCGTTCGCCGGTCTGATGGCGGCGGGTGGGATGTAGTAGACCAGCGCGTCGGGGTCGACGATCCACTCGGCCAGCCACTCACGGCGGTACGTGATGCTGTCTTCGGTGAGATTGTTGTCGGCGCGGGCCTCGGCCAAGGGGTCGCGGCCCTGGCTCGTGAAGAACGGGTTCTGCGCGCACGTCCAGTGGTACTGGTTCGACCAGCCCTGCGGAGCATGATAGGCGTCGTAGAAGAACCCTGAGGCCACCTGGGACGGCGTCCCAGCAACGATGATCTGGCCCTTGAAGTCCAGCGTTGTAGGGCCGACGACATCCACGATGAACCCGGAAAACCACGGCGGTGCGTTCTGCACCTCGTCGATGGCAACTAGATGGAACTTTCGACCACGGGCGCGTTCGCTATCTCGCCTGCTGTTGAAGCCGATGACCTCAAGACTCGACCCCTCGCGCACCCACTGCTTGTCCGTCCACCGCTCCAGCAGTCCGAGTTCGAACGTCCGGTTGTACTCGCGGATGTCCTCCCAGATGATCGCCACGCCCTGCTTGTCGGAAGGGGCGAAGTAGGCGCAGCGGGCCGCTGGGAAGGCGTCGAACTTCTGGCCGATCTTCCCGATGAAGGTCGTGGTCTTACCGGAGCGCCGGCCGTTGCAGACGGCGATACGCGGCGACTGGTCATCCAGGACAGCCAGCTGCTGCGGAGACAGGATCTTGTTGAACCGCGAGAAGCCGGGATGGCGCTGCGGCTTGTAGCGGATGAGCTGCTTCGCGGCCTCGAAGGTCTCCGGGTTCCAACGTGGAGCGGGGGATGCGCTCATCAGCATCCGCCCTCGGCAAACTTCTCCCAGAACTCGCTGATGATCTCTTCCTCGTGCTCGCGGACGATCGCCTCGATGTACACGCGGAGCTTCTCCGGCGTCTCCGGCGGGAACGTAACAGTGAACGCCGGCCCCGCGGGCAGCGTCGCGACGGCCGCGCGCAGCTTCGCGAAATGGTCGATGCTCACGACGTCTGCACCGCCTCGGCCGCGCCAGCGCAATCACCGGCAGCCTTCGCCAGCGGCCCGAGCAGGCCCGCTAGTCGCCGACCGCTCAGGTATCCGGCCCCGTGGTGGGCCGCGGCGTTCTTGGCCAAGTAGAACTCTCGCCGCATGTCTTCCATCGGCTGGGCCAGTGCCTCGCGCAGATCGAGCAGCGACACCCCGGCCACCCGAAACGGATCGCCGCTGGTCACGCTATCGATCAGCGCGTCCTGGGCATCCTTCGCCGGGTCTGGTTCGCCAGTGGTCCGCCTGGCATAGTCGTACGCTTCGGACTGGGCGGACGAGAACCGGGCGCTTCGCCCACCGACCTTGCGGCGCGGCTCAGGGAACGCGGCTAGCGGTCGCGGGCCGACAACTGGGGCGGCCTCGACAACTTTCGCGCGAAGACCGGGCGAGCCCATGGTTTCCGCGCTGCCGCTCGGCGCATCGGGATTGATCTCGTTGAACTCCCCGATGGCCTTACCGGACGTGAGCGCCGAGTCGAACGGAACCGGGTTCTCGTGGCGCCGCTTGCTCCAGCGTTCGACCGCCTCGGCGTCAACGTCAACGTGCTCGATCGGGATCAGGATCGGGTAGCCGTTCACCTCGCGGCAGACCCGGATCTTCTGCCCGGTAACCGGGTACGTGTTCCCGTGGTCGCTTACCTCGCGAACGTATTCCTCAAGGGCGACCTTGGCCTCGGATTCCGAGTCATCCGGCCAACGAACCATGACCATGTCGCCGCTCCGCGGTTGCACGCCGCGCTTCATGTCAGCCGCCCCACCTGGACCTACCGGCTCAACTGCCCAGTACAGGTGACCCCAGTCGTCGCCGACCTTCAGACGGACGAACTGCGTTGTCTGCCGGTCGCTCATCGCGGCGCGCACTCCCCGCCGTGCTCGGCGTCTCTGCCGCACGCGAACCGACGCTCACAACAGTTGCACTTCGCATCCTTGCCGCATGTGCCATCGGCTTCCCCGTACTCGTCGCGAGCTCGGATCCGATGGCCGGCGTGCCTGACGAACCAGTCCGTCGAGACCGTTCCGTAGCCGCCGATCCCGTAGGTGGCCCGGTAGTCGATAATCAGCCCGGGCATCAGGGCCAACTTCGGGGCGTCGGACGCCAGTTTTCGGCATCCTTCCTCGGCATGGTTCGCGTCCCTGATGCCGACATCATCGTCGCAGTCGAGACAGGCGACGGACCAGTCGCGGCTCACTTGCCCGCCTTCTTCGCCGTCTTCTTCCCCTTGGCCTTCGCCTTCCGCTGCTCGTCATAGGCAATCGCCAACCGCTGCTTCAACGGGCGCTGCTTCGCCCCCGGCCCGCTCAACTCGGCCAGGTTCTTCAAAAACGTCGCGCGCGAGGCGCCTTCCGTCAGTGGCATCCGTGTCCCTCTTCCGATTGGGTTTCGCGGGCCCTCCGGCGTTGCGAAGGCCATAAACAAAACTTATGGTACACGGCTACGCAATAAGTTTTGCGAATAATCGGTAACGGGCGGAACTTTTTGCGGACACCGCGCCGTCTCACGTCCGGCCAGTGTGACTTACACTGCCGCACACGCGACGCGATTCCGCGGACTTACAGCGCGGCCCATCGGTTGCATTGCGTACGGGCGTAGGCCCAAACGCTTCAGCAGTACGTCCCGCCTACCAGCTCCGGTCGCCGATGATGGGTTCGTCTCGTCGGGGGCCGGAGCCTTCGCTTATCTGGGCGCGGTGGATCGGCGTAGAGTGGTCGGCATGTCAACTCTCGGCGACCTGATTGCGGCGGCCGTCTCCGGTCACTCGCCGCGCAAGATGCTGACCGCCGCTGACGTGCCGACTGGCAAGTTGCCGGCAGACCTGACGCCCGTTCACCTGCGGGGCGACGAACCTGAGACGCCAGGCGTTCGTGACGCGGCCTTGGCCATCCGGGCTGCCCTGCTTGCTCTACCGGGGGACGAAGACCGAAGGACGGCGCTGTCCCTGGCTGGCTTCTGCCGTGACTGTGGCGGGGATGACGCTGCCGCCATCATGAACGGCGGCATGTTCTGTCAGTGCTCGAACGACGAGTGAGCAGATTCCCGCGTTCTAGTCAGGCTGGCGTGCTTTCCGCTTCGCCCATCTAGCAGCGGCAGCGGCCCTGCCAATCGCCTTGCGTTGCTCCGGGGTGAGCCTTGCGGCCCTGGCTGACCCGCCCTGCCTGGCTACGGCGGAAGCCTCGTCGGCCGTCAGGTTCTTCGCCCGTTGCTTCCCCCCGAGGCGCCCGGCCTCGGCGGTGGTCATCGCCTTCCGCTTCGTCATGGTCCGGCCGTTGACGCTGAGACCTAGTTCTTCCCCGGCTCGACAGGCGCCCGGCCCACGTAGAACGGGAAGAGGCCGTAGACGATCCAGCCCTCGCCCAACTTCTCAGCCGCCTTCTTGGCCTGGGTCGCATTTGCGTAGGTCTTGGCCATTACGAGCCCCGAGCGAGTGCGCTTCGCGGTGACAATGAGCCCGCGACTGGTCTCGGTGGTCAGCGGCTCCGGGGACAGCAACTTCTCGGTTTGCGTCGTCGTCATAAAAACCAGACTACATGCTTGCTTGTCGCTAAGCAAGTATAAATCGACAGGGGTCGGATCTTTTTCTTCGCCCTCCCGTGTGGTGTCGATAGACCCCGGTCTTACTACCTCCAACAGAGGCTCAGTAGCCCCGGAGTCGTAATCCTCGCTTGTATTCGTTCCGCGTCAGGTCTTCGAGGTTCCCTGCTGATGATGCCGCCAGGCCGGTTCGATTGCCGATTTGCCCACAGGTTCGACGTTCGCAAGTGGACTCAGATCCTCGGCTCTCTCCGACGTCAGAGCATCAGCACGGTCACGGGCCATTCTTCCTGCCCGGGTCCTCGCTGGCGTCCGTCGCCCGCCCATCCCCCAACGCGTATGTGATCGAACGGTAACACCGCCGCGCCGACTATCCAGGCCCACCGCTGGAATCTGGCCCGTCGCCTGGCGGCGCTGACTCCACGTCAATCGCCCCCTCTCGGTTCTCGCGGTCCACCGCTGCTCGAGCCTCGGCCAGCATCTCCCTGACCACGTCGTCAACGGCCTTGCGGATGCGGACCGTGTCGTCCTCTTCGGCCCCCTTCATGAGCCCCATGACGCTCAGGTAGGCCGTGCCGGCTGAGATACGCTGCTTTGTCGTCTCGCCTGGGTCAGACGCCCGCTCAAAAAACATGTCCAAGATGGCCTTGACCCGCTGGGGGTCCTCGCTGTTGACCATCTCCCGGCGAAGCATGGCCGTCGTGGCCAGTCCCCCAGGATTGCCGCTCTGCCCGGGCTGCCACTTGTGGGGCGCCAACGCCCGTTCTCTGGCCTCCGCCTTGGCGGTCTTCAGCCTCGCTTCCTCGCGTTCGAATTCGTTGGGCTCACCATCTTGACTATCCGTGTCAACTTGGCGGTTCTTAATCCAGTCCGGGATGGGCGGGTTGGGCATGCTGCTGCGTTGATCTTACGCTGGCCCCCGGCTGTTCGCCTTGGCCATAACCGCCGCTATCCCTTCCGCGGCGGCCAGAAACTCGGCGTACCGCGCGTCGCTGACCTGCTTCACCGCCCGGCTGATCTGGCTCTCCGTCATCTGCACCATCATCTCGGCCGCGGCGATGCAGGCCGGGTGACCGTTCCTTCTGGCCTCTCCCAGTGCGAACTCCGCGCTGCCCCAGTTGTCGTCATCGGTGACAACGTGCAGGCAGCACCCGGCCCTGTGGCTGGCGTAGACGGCCGCAATCAGCGGTACCAAGTCTGGCACCTTCGGGCGGTTCGGGTTGCGGCGGGCGGGGTTCATCGAAAGTCTCCCTCGGTGTCAGGCGATTCGGCACTGGCCTGTTCGCGCCGCTCCAACTCGGCGACCACCCGGCGGCTCCCAGTTGGCTTGGCCCGCTTCGCCCTGCCCCGACTCTCCCGCTTCTTTCGCGTCAGGTACTCCCGGCGGGCCTCACCGCGCCCGGCCTCCCGGTACTTCTCGTAGTTCAGCAGTCGCCAGCCGCCGGCAATCTTCTCAATCCTCCGGCCGTCGTGTTCCTCGGTCCGGCTATCTGGATCGGGGGCCATGAAGCGCGTCAGTGCCCGACGGCAATCCTCAACCTCAACGTTGGCCATGGCGGCCAGCCCGGGAACGGAGGCGGCAACGACGCCGTAACGGTCACTCAGCGCAAGCATGGTGATCCACACAACCCGCGTCTTGTCGTCTTCTCGCCAGATCGTTGACGTCACAAGAGTTGAGAAAAGCTTTGTGAATCCGCCCACGTCTATGGTGTGGCAGCATCGGTCAACCATGTCAACCACATGTCAACCAATTTCAACCGATAGCAGAGGCAGATCCACGGTGTATTTTCCGGGCGTCTTTTCCGGTCGATCTGACCGTCACCAAAGCGGGCTCTGGCGGGGTGCGATCGTTGCGCTCGCCGCAATCTCGGCACCAACGAACGTCCGGGTTCTGTCGCCATGGATCGCCCAGGTTCGAGCCACCGCACCACCAGCAAGCGCGACTCACCGCCCCGACTCGCCCCCGTTCGACGACGTCGGCTCCACGTCGATCACGCCGGCCCGCTCCTCCCGCTCCACCTCGGCTCGGGCCTCAGCCAGCATGCTCGAGATCTTCTTCTCGACCAGCCGGTCAACATCCTTCGGGTCCGCCTCGCGAGCGGCGAAACCCTTGATCGCCGCGTACCGCCCCGCCAACTTGATGGACCCGGGCTTGTCCCACAACTTGAACTCCACCTCACGGTGCAGCACAACGGGCGCCCCGTCGGCCCCGCCGATCGACTGGGTCTTGTACTTCACCGAAGCGACGGCTGACATCGCGTTCGCAGGAGCCCCAGGCGCAAGCTCCAGGATGCCCGTTTGCGGGTTCTGCTGGTAGTGGGTCACGTTCGAGAACGTCAGGGCGTGTAGCTCACGTAGGACGTTCTCCTGCGTGATTTCCGCGGCCTTCGTGCGAGCCTCTTTGAGCGTCGCGACGGCCCGTTGTACATGAGCATACGTGAGCAGCCGATAGCCCTGCTCCGTTGCGGCGTCGGGGCTGTATCCCGCTCTGATTGCTGCCTGCGTGGCATTCAGATCTATCAGATATTCTTCGACAAATCGTTCCTGGCGCGGCGTGAGAGTCCCGTCAGCTGTGAGCCGGTCTTCCTTTGCCTCGCCTTGCGCCATACGTTCAAGTCTACCGCAGGCCAGTCAGAGCCAGGCCCGCCCCAGCCACTCCCGCAGCCGCTCCCGCCATGGGGCGTGCCGAGCGGCTTCCTTCGCGGCCTCCTGTTCGAGCACATGACCTGCTCGCATGAATGCCTCCTCGGCCTCCCGTCTGACCTCTTCCGCTTCTGCCCGCGTCTCGTCAGTGATTGGCGCTGCCCCGTAGGCCATCCCGTCCGGGAAGAAGACGCCAACCCCGCCGGAAGCGGCCGGCATCACCCGGTAACGGTACTTCCCCTGCTCCTCTCGCAGGAGGTTCGCATAGGCCCGGGGGCCGAGAAGGACTTCCGTCATGGGGTTGAGTCTACCTTGTCGCCCGGCAGCAATGCGGCACGACGTACAGGCTGTGGTCGGACCCGTAGCTGGCCCGCAGTTGTGCCTCGTCGCCGCACGCCGCCAGCCGGCCGTCGTTGCCCGCCTCGGTTTCTGACGTGGCCGTTTCCGGCCGTTCGGTTACGCGCCGCGCGGGAATACGCGCGACTTGGCAAGCAGGCTCGGCTTTGTCCCAGCGGCCTTCGTATCGGCGACCAGTTGCTCATAGGCAGCCTTGCTCGGGGCCCGGAAGCTGATGAGCGGCGTTGACGCCGACCCGGTGGTGACCGGGTGCCCAGATCCAGCACGGATGCCGCCCCTCTTTGGTTTGCGCTTCTTCACGCGGCATCCCTTTGTGGCACCTCGGCCGTCGCTTGCTGCGTCAGCCAGGCGTCGAACGCATCATGAATCGCCATCGTCTTCGGCTCACGGGGGTCGTATCCGGTCGCCTTCTCCCAGGCCCGCCACTGCCTGCCTGTCCACAGGATGAACCCGATCATCCGCCCGCCAGGCCACTGGTCCCGGTCGCGAGCCAAGACAGCATCCGGAGACTCGCCGCCGCAATAGGCGAGGAATCGCGCGGTGTAGGTGGCCATCAGGCCTTCCTCCCGACAAGACAGGGATGGCGGCCGTCCGCGCGCACCTTCGGGTCGGACCACAGTTCCCACTGGTTCACGGGTACCGCCCGCCGTCGTCGCTGGCGCCCGCAGGAGAGAACTCCGCCCCCGTGTCGTCGTAGAACGCCATCAGGTCGCCCCGCCACACGACCGGCACCGTCCCGACCGACCCGTTGCGATGCTTGGCGATGATGAGCTCGCTGATGGGCCCGTCCCGCCAGGGGAAGATGACGATGTCGGCGTCCTGCTCGATCGCCCCGCTGTCCCGCAGGTCGGACAGGACGGGCTTCCGTGGAATTCCACCGGCCACGTTCTGCCGGTTGAGCTGGGCGACGAGGATGAGGGCTACGTCGAGGTCACCAGCGAGCTGCTTGAACGCCCGCGACATCGCCGCCACTTCGAGCTGCCGGTTCTCGGCCTTCATGTCCGAACGCACGAGGCCGAGGTAGTCGACGACCAGCAGCGCCAGTCCGTCCGGGGCGTGGCGCGCGCGCCAGCGCCGCGCCTCTGCCGCGATCCGGCCCATGGACAGCTTCCGGTCGTCGACCCAGAGCGGCAGGGGGCGCAGCTTCGTCTCCGCCGCCCGGATCTTCTGCCAGGCGTCGTAGGACACGCTCCCCCGCCCGATGCCGGGGACCTCGCCGGCGAACGTGATCGCCCGCTCGACCATCTCCTGGCGCTTCATCTCGAGCGAGAAGCACAGCGACGGGACCCCGGCACTGGCCGCCCGGATCGCGGACGACCACGCGAAGCTGGTCTTGCCGGCGCCGGGGTTCGAGGCCACCACGATCTGCTGGCCGGCCCGGAACCCTCCCAGCACTCCGTCCAGGGCCACCAGGCCGCTCATGATGCCCCCGCGCTCGGGGTTGGCGGCCCTCGCCTCGATCGCGTCCTTCGCCGCCTCCAACGCATCCCCGACGCGCACGGGGCCGTCTCCGCCGACGATCTCCAGTCGCCCCAGCCCCTCGCGCGCCTCCGCCAGCAGTTCGTCGACGTCGCAGTCTCCGGCGGCGCGCGCGGCGGTCTCGATCGCGAGGGCGATCAGCCGCCGCAGGATCGCCTTCTGCTTCACCAGCTTCGCGTAGTGCCCGACGTTCTCGGCGGTGGGGACGTTGTTGTACAGCGTAAGCAGGTAGGCCTCGCCGCCCTCCAGCCGTCCGATCATGCCCCGCACCCGCAGTTCGTCAGCCAGCGTGACCAGGTCGATCGGGTCGCTCCGCCTGCCGATGGACGCCATGGCGTCCCAGATCTCCCGGTGGGCAGGCAGGAAGAAGTCGTCGACCTGGAGCACGCCGTCGAGCTCCCCAAATACGGCCGGCTTGATCAGCACCCCGCCCAACACCGACCGCTCCGCGTCCAGGTTGTGCGGGATCGGCCGGTCAGCGGCGCGCGGCGAGACGACCTGCAGCGCAGGCGCAGTCAAGGCCGCTTCCTCGACACGAGTTCGGGGTACTGGAAGCCGTTGGCGCCTGCGAGATCGCGAAGTTCGGCGGGCGAAGGCATGAACCGGCAGGTCTTCAGGGCGCGTTCGTTCGCAGCCGCGAACTGGGTCGGCGTTAGATCACGCAGCGCCAGCAGGTACGCCCTGGCCATCCCCGGCGAAAGCGACTGCCGATGGATCTCGGCCAGCACCGTCACGGCCTCGGAAATCGCCCCGTCGATGTCATTCTCGTTCCTCGTTCCGTCGTCCATGGTCAGCGTCCCTTCCCTGCTAAGTCAGCTCGTGCGCTAGCGAATGCATCCTTTGCCGCGGCTCCTGCCGTCACGCTCGGACCGGCCCTGGGCTGGGTCTTCGGGTTCCGGAGCGAATTGAACCGAAGTACGAAGTACGAGAACTGCCAGCGGTCGTCGTGAGCCTTCGGCGAGTCGTCGGCCAAGAATTCCGCGAAGATCAGCGCTGCGCGCATCTGCGCAGCGATTCGCGCCTCTCGCGGCAATGCCAGCAGAATCGCCTCCAGCGTCAGGGTCGCCTTCGGATCTCCTGCCGCCCGGCCGTAGTACAGCCCCTTCTTGGCGCCTTCCCACGCCTCCTTGAACTTGAACAGCCAGTCCGCCGCCTCCCACAGCACGGGCGTGCTACGCTGCTCCTCCCCCGCGCCACCAGGGATCGCGTGCGTCGGATCCGGATTTGCTGATGCGGATCCAGATCCGGGAAGAGAGAGAGATCCCTGTGGAGGTGAAGGTGGTGAGTTACCTTGCTCTTGAGACCGAGCACTGCTTGCTCTCTGCTTGCTCTCACCTTGCTCTTGAGCGCCGGTTCCTTCGCCTGTTGAATCGTCCGCCTTTTTCGCGGCCTTGGCGGCGGCGCCCCGCTTTCCGCGCTCGATGGCGGCCTCTTTGTGGGCGCGCGCGCGGGCCAGTTCCTTGACCAGCCTTCCCTGGCTGACGGCGGCCCCTGTCACGCTGAAGAACCTGCCGATCGCCTCCCAAATGTCCGGCCAGCGCTCGAACGGAACCTTCGCAATCCTGGCGAGCCGGCGCGGATCGTTCGGCAGAACGCCATCCGACCGCCAGGCCGTGAACATCAGCAGCAGGTATGCGCCGTGCTCCTCCGTCGACAGGTCTGTCGTGTCCGCCAAGTAGTCGGCCACGAACATGGGCATGAAGATGTCGACCTTCTCGGACGGCTTGTCCGACATGGCTACCGCCCCCCCTGTGGCACCTTGACGAGGGCCGCCAAGGCCGTCGCCTTGCAGACGCCACCGGTGGCCGCGAAACAGGCTACCGCGGCGTCCGGATCGATCCCAATCGCGTCGCACAGCCCGAGCAGATGGTGGGCCCCCAGCATCCGGATCTCGGGATCCTTCGCAACGGACTCCTTGAACACGATCCCTTCGACGTAGCCGATGACGCGGCAGGCGCGGTCGAAGTCGAGCATGCCTGTCGTCCGCTTCAGGATCTGGCGGATCGCTTCGGCCTTCTCATGGCACGGGTCGCACAGCGTGACCAGGGAGGGGTCCGGGTACTCCCAGGGCTCGCGGTCCTTCTCGTAGTACCGGTGGTGGACCTGCAGCTCGGTGCTGCCCTCGCCGCATTCCACGCACCGCCACTGGTCGCGCTCCATGATCTCGAGGCGCTTGCGCTGCCAGCGCGGGTCCCGGAGCAGGTCGGAATAGGCTGGGCGGGCCATCTAGGGGCCACCATCCTCTCCGCGGCCCGCCGCCCCGCCCGCCACCACCAGCCGCGCGCCCTGGGCGCGCAGCGCCGCCGCGCGCGCCACGATCGCCCGCGAGTACGCCGACACGACACACTTCCCCCGCCGCTTCTTGATGCCCTTGTAGACGCTCAAGAACAGCAGTGGATCGGACGTCCGGCACA